GCAATAAGCTATAAAGTTTATCTTAATTATTTATGAATCAAAATGTAATAAATTGGAGTAGTGTATCTAATAATAATAATATAATAATATAATATAATATACATATAATTATATAAGTAATATATAAGACTTTAAGCACTATACCCACCCCATCCAATACCATGCATTTATCATTAATCTTTTATGGATTAGAATCTTTTTAATAATGCGATAGATACCAGCTATACCTTGATTATTTTTTTTTTACCATATGCTAAAATGGACTAAAATTACAATTATTTTAAAAGTTTTAAGTTCTTATAGAATAAGGGTTTAAGACAATATACTTAAAATTTTATGGATTATTTCTAATATTGTACTTGAGTTATTGCCGATAATGTGTATAATTAGGGCATAAGGTTATCCAATGCGGATAACTAAAAAGTAGATTGAAATACTAATTAGGGGTTTAAAAATGAACGAAGATAAAGCAGTAACGGCAATGAAACATTTGATTTACAACTATGGTGTTAGCCAATTACTTGTTTATCGTGAAAAATATGATCGTTATAAATGCGAAACACTTTTAAACATATGTATTAATTATGCAAATATCTATGGCTTGCATAACTTAGGCCATTATATCTTTATTCTTATTGGAATTGAATTAAGGAAAGAATTCAATGTTTAACTATTCAATCATCTTGTTTACAATTGTTGTGTTTATCTTAACTTTTTTAGGGGTTTAATTATGAATAATTATAATTATAAATCGCATTTTGGCGGTGTTATCTTAATCAACAAAAAGAACAATAATACAATCTTTTTGCAAGCTGGAGATGATTCTAATTACTTTTTAGAATGCGTTGATAGGGTTGATAATATAGAATCTTTCATTCAAGAATATTTTGATACTCTTGAAAGTATTCAAGAAGTATTGCCATAAAGTATTTCATAAAATTTTATGAATTATTTAATATATGGTATTGACTACCATAAAAGATTATTCATAATAATCATATAAGCATTTTGCTTATATGTTTTTTCACACAATATTTTTAGGGGTTTATTATGTTAACAGTATTAGAGAACAAAAAGGGTTTATTCGTAGAATTTGAAGGCAAAAAGGTAAAGGTAGGTGGATTATTATCTACCAATATGAAATTACTGCTTGATAAAGAAAATGGATATGAGGTAGTTGGAGTATCCATTGCACCCGCTAAAATTGCTGGATATGAGGTATGTCCTAGTGCGAGTGAAGGGTGTAGAAGTGCTTGCATATATACTAGTGGTAGAGGTCGTTTTAATGCTACTCAAATAGCTAGAATCAAGCGTAAATTATTATTTTTTCAAAATAACAAGGCATTTAAACTACAATTGTTTAAAGAAATTGCAAGCTTCGTTAAATCATGCGAGCGTAAAAATGTTAAACCCGCAATAAGGTTAAATGTCTTTAGTGATATACCATATGAAATAGTATATCCCGAACTATTTACAGAATTTCCTGAAGTAAAATTTTACGATTATACAAAAAGAATCGATAGGGTTAAATCTAAAACATTACCTAAGAATTATCATTTAACATATTCCCGAAGCGAAAACACTACAGACTTACAAGTATTAGACTTGTTAAATATGGGTGTTAATGTCGCTATACCATTTAATTGCAGCAAGGATAAACTACCTAAAACTTACTTAGGTATGGAAGTTATTAATGGTGATAAATCAGATATTCGTTTTTTAGATAAAGTAGGGGTCATTGTAGGTTTATCTGTAAAGGGAGATAGCAAGGTAAAAAAATCAGATAACGGCTGTAATGGCTTTATCGTTAACCCAAATAATAAAAGGTTTAACTTGCTATAACCCTTGTTTATTGCCTTTTATCCTATGCCATGCCATTAATTTTAATGGTATGGCTTAAGGCAATAGAAGACAGTTTTTTAACCCTTATCTGGAGCTTATACACAATGTTTATTTACAAAGTTCAAGAGAATAACCTAGGTATTATTGTTTGCAGAGTAGATACCAACGAAAACATAGAATATAGGTATTTTCAAGGGTTATTATCATACCCAATATATAACAAGTTAAAGCTATTAAAAACATATGATCAGATACAAGAATACTTGAAAACATTGTTTGAATGATCATATTTTTTTTTGTGGTATAACCTGGAAAAATGCCAAAAAAAAATAAGCTTTAATGCCATGCTATCTATTTAGATAGTGTGGCTTAAGGCAATAGGCAAGGTATTTTGCCTTGCTTAGAATCGGTATACCTTATTTGGAGTATTTAGCATGGATACTATCACGCATGAAATAAAACCTAATCAAGTTATCGAACTTGAATATTTTAACCCCGAACTTGATGGCTTAAATAACATAAGTATTAAGATAACGCATGATTTAATAACTATTGTAGCTTATGACGATGAAGCAAACGAAATATTAATTAAAGCTATGCCATTTTATCAGCTATTAGAATCGGCAACAAACAAGTACAACAACAAAAAAGCAGTATTTAAAAAGCTATTTAATATTGAATAGCTATTAACCATTACCATTACCATTGCCATTACCATTTTTAAGGGGTTCATCCATGCTAGGTATTAACATCAATTGCAAACATCAAGATTTTATCGCTCAAATACTGAGCGGTGAAAAGATCATTGAAACAAGAAACACACCTAGTTTAAACCCCTACATAGGGCAGAAAATTGGGTTAATTCGTACTGGTCAAGGCAAAGCTACTCTTGAAGGTTATGCCACAATTAAAGGCACAATATTGTATAAGAATTCTGTTTGTTTCGACTTCCATTATGATTTACATAGGGTTGATTCTAATTCACCCTATTACATTAAAGATAATGGGGTTAAAATTGGTTACTTGTTAAAGGATGTGGAAGCAATAAAACCCCAGCTTGTCTCAAGTAGGGGTATAATTGCAAGGCAAATAGGTTAACCCCTATTTTTGATGGGCATGGGGTTAAATGTTTTAACCTCAAAAATTTCTTACTGTTTTTAAAGGGGTTTAATATGTATGCGTTTGTAAGAATGTACGATGGTATTGATAAAAACGATGATACTTATGGGTATATTGGCCATCATGGTTTAACTGATATGAGGGGTTATTTCTTTTCGTTGCGTTCCAAGTGTATAAAAGATGCTATTGCATCACTTGAACCCGAATATGAAACAAGGGATAACAACATTAGATTGATGGCAAAAAAACGGGCTATAAAAGCTTTAAGGGATGAATGGAAAAAACGATATTAAGCTAACCCTTATTTTTAATGACCTAGGGGGCGAAATCCCTAGGTCAAAAAATTTTTTTGCCATCCAAACTGGAAAATAGGGCAAAAAAAAATTCGCTGGGTTTTTTTGTGTGTTACGATTTTTATCATTTTTTTTAAAGGATGTTTACAATGGATAAGCTAATCAAAGATCTTGCTGAATTGTTTGCTAAAGATCTTGCGGGTTCAATCATGCTTAATCAACCGGAAGCGAGCAAGTATCAAATCATGCTCGTAGTGGTTCAAGGTTTAAAAGAATCGTTTGGATTGTCAAACGAGGAAGCTTTTAACCTCGTTTTTGGCGAAAATAAGTATGGTTTGATAGTAGAGAAGCTTTGGAAAGATTTCAGCGAAAAAAACAAGCTGGAAGAGGTTAAATAGGGTTAACCCTGTTTTCTCATGCTATAGGGGTTAAATCCTATATCGTAAAAATTTTTTGGTGTGTTCGCCTGGCAAATGTGTGTTTAAAATTTTATCATTTTTTTTGGAAAGGATTTGGATCATGTTACGAATAAATAAAGATAAGCCAATTGAATTAATGTCATACGACAACGAATGGTCAATTAAGAATCGGGTTGGTAGATTGCACTGCATGACATCTAATCTATCTGTAATCAGAAAGCTTTGGAATAAGCGGGTGCATCATGCACCTAAATCATTAAAGCGTGGATACATTAAATGTGTACTGGAAACACATTTAGCTAATCAGGATTTGTATATTCGTGTAATGAATGGACTGCTTTAATTAAACCAAGCAACCCCCAACCCTGTTTTTCTATGCCCTATGGATCGTATCTTTAGGGCCAAAAATTTAACTATTAGGAGCAATTATGATGAACATTCGAGACAGATTTATCACTATCACAACCCTTGATGCAAAGTTTGTAAAAGTTAATTCAGAAATTGGTTATCCCTATGCTCGTGGATGCTACTTGGATAAGCGGGTTGAATGCGGGCCTAGGGGAGGTAAGGTTGTTTTGTGGAGAAGGGAAGACCGTAGGGGAATTGGTTATCCTTACACTAATGAAACCCCTGCTGGTGTTTGGCACAAAACCCAATACAACGCAATACATAGCAACCGCTAGACCCTGTTTTCAAACCATGTAGACCCTGTTTTTATATGAAAGGATGTGCAATATGATGGGTATCAATATCAACTGTAAACATCAGGACTTCATTGGCGAAATCCTGTCAGGCAAAAAGACTATTGAAACGAGGAACACTCCTAGCTTAGACCCCTATATCGGTCAAAGGGTTGGTCTTATCAGGACTGGAGGATTATTTGCAACCTTGGAAGGGTTCGCAACCATTACAGAAAGCTTTATTTATTATGATAGGCAATCATTTGATTCTGATTATGAATTGCATAGGGTTTCGCCTGGTTCACCCTATTACATACCTGATCATGGAACTAAGGTTGGCTACATCCTAACAGATGTGGAAGCCATTGAACCTGAAAGAATATTAACTAGAGGTATTGTTGCCAGGAAAATAGGTAGACCCTGTTTCCCAATGAACTAGGGGGCAAAAATACACGCCCGAAAAAGTATCATAAAATTTTATGGAATGTGTATAATTGTTTTGGATTGGTAACGAATAACTATTGAAGCCATTGCAACCATTGAAAGGAAAGCAAAATGAAGATTATTAAAAACACTTTGGAAGTTATCACATCTGTTTGGGAAGACCCTGGCGATTATCCCAACGCATTAGCTAGAGGCCCATTGCCTTCGCATTCAATTTGCGTTGAAGATGTGGAAGGATACCTGCTATTGCAGGTAGAGGAAGAAGATCGAAATAATGAGGATTATGAAGGCTTAGGCCCAGAAATAATTATGATGTCAATGATGGAAGACCATGACATTTCTGTTAGTGGTGTGATCATTACATCCTGGCAGTTCTGCCCAAAGACGCATCCAAATCCAAATGATGCTGCTGGGCTAGATATGTGGACGGTCATACCGTATAAATGGAATTCCGATAACTTTGATTTATGATTAGACCCTGTTTTGAATGGATAACCTCCCGCTTTGGGAACATCCAAAAGTCTTAATTCTTTTGAAAGGGAATTAACCATGTCTACTGAAATTGCTTCTGCCACCGTTCCCCTTGTTGCCGATCCTAATCGCATCGTGACGATTAGTTTAAAGGCTTGCGAAGCCGAAATGATTAGAAATATAGCAGCTTGTTTAGCCAGACCTCTGGATGAAAGCAGAACCGCTCTGCTCAGGGTTTGCAATGCAACTCCAGAAGAGATGATGAAAATACATCATAAAGTTTATTCGTCTGAAATGGGTTGGCATCATCTTAAATGGGATGAATAGACCCTCTTTTTCTTCACCCTATAGGCTCAAATCTGTAGGGTGAAAATCTTATCAAGGAAGCAATATGAAAAGACCTATTGAATGCTCTAAGTGCGGTAAGCATATTATCAAAATGTATGGCTATAAAGACCTTTGCAATCTATGCCATACAAAAAGCTTAAACTTATCAGCAAGAGGTGCTGCGGAGCTTAAGAAGCTTAAGGATGAACTAAAGGAAGTTAAGGCAAAGCTAAGATCCTTGCGAACAACTTTAGCTAATACTAAACTATCGTTGAAGACTGCTGCAAGGGTTAATGAAAGGCTTAAGGCTGATCATCGTGCTGATTTCGAGTGGGATCGTGAGCGAATCAAACAATACAACAAGGATAAATCGTGAACTATCTTTCAGTTTGTTCTGGCGTTGAAGCAGCAACTGTTGCCTGGAATTCTATTGGATTTGAACCTATAGGATATTCAGAAATCAATAAGTTTTGCTGCAATTTACTAAAACAGAAATACCCTCAGACCCCTAATTTCGGAGACATAAATGGAAATTCAACCTGGCAAATTCCCAGAGCAATCGACATACTTATCGGGGGAACTCCTTGCCAAAGCTTTAGCCTCGCTGGCCTCAGAAGAGGAACAGACGATCCAAGAGGTGGACTTGTCTACAAGTTTTGTGAATTGGTGCGGGATAGAAAGCCAAGATGGATTGTCTGGGAAAATGTGCAGGGAGTCCTATCGGCTAACGGAGGAAGAGACTTTGGTTCCTTCATCAGGTCGTTGGCTGAATTCGGGTATCATCTCTGCTGGCGGGTTCTTAACGCTCAACACTTCGGATTGCCCCATAGAAGAAAGAGAGTCTTCCTTATCGGGCATCATTCAGACAGAACAAGTGGATACAAAGTTTTATTTGAGCAAGGTTGCCTGTCAAGGATTTATCAGGAGAGACAGCATGGGAAAAAGCCTTCCAGTTCGTTTGAAGGAAGCTATGATTGCCCATTCTGCAAATCACATACAACCTTAGACCCCAAAAAAACTGGATGCAATTACTGTGGAGCATGGGTAAAAAGTCCAGTCAATTGTATATCTGATGGGGCACACATGGGGGGTGGTATTAACGGTCAGGATTACAACTCTGGAAGAATTATCGTTCAACCTGATGGAAAGGTCAGAAGATTAACTCCACTTGAAATAGAAAGGCTTATGGGATTCCCAGACAACTACACTAACATCCCTGGGGCAAAAGATGGCAATAGGTTCAAGGCAATGGCAAATTCAATGTGTGTACCTGTGATTAAATGGATCGGAGAAAGGATAGCAATGGTCGATTCCACTAGTAAAAACACCATGTAATCATGTATACTGTTAGCCTAAGAGGGTTTGTTAAGACCCTCTTTTTTTTTGGCTCAAGGTATATATAATGGATGACAAAAACTTTTGGTCGTTCACGGACATCGCTGCTGACCTTGACTTAGCATATACAACCATCCGTAGAAACATAGAAACATTCATCAAGCAAAAGAAAATGAAGCCATTGACACGCATGAAAGCGGACAAAGGGCATTTTTGCTCGGTCATGGATAGTACACAGTACAGTCTGTTTCGTGAACTAATGCGTGGAAGAACCGCGGTAAACAAGGATGATGAAACAGTTAATGACAAGATGTCTGACGATGGATTCTTCTACTTAATTTTATTAGTTCCAGAGTTTTCAGACGGTAGAATCAAGGCTGGATTCACATCTCGATTAGACTCCAGGTTCAGCGAACACCTGATGTCAGCACCAACAGCAAAGCTAATTTACTCAACTCCATGTCAAAGAGCATGGGAAACATTCATGTTAGCTTATGTACACAGTCATGGTAAAAAGATTCGATCAGAAGTGTTTGATATTCCTGATGTAAAAATCTTAATCAAAAACCTTAAGACCCTCTTTTCTCAAGTTGGGCAACGAAAATGAATCACGGAAAAACAATCATCATAATTTTAGACATCCATGCTTTTGCTAATTCCTTAAAAAATCTTATATGGATTTTGAGAGAAATTGGTTTTGAATAGTCCAGCATCGTGAACTAAGGAATCGTCTTAGTTAAGGGAAACGCATTTGCGTGAACTAAGGCTTTTCTTTTTCTTCTTCTAACTCAGTACCTTTAAGAAGTTCAGCCAGGGCGATATACGCAGCAGCATCTTCAAGGGTATCTTGATGATACCCTTGAGAAAGACGAGCAAGCTTTAACATTGCCATCATTACTGCTACTTCATAAGCGGTAACTTCACGCTTCAAGAAGTTAGTCCACATTGATGCAATACGCTTTAGATTAAGCTCTGGAGCATCGTATTGATTAGCTCTTTCAACGATGTGTTCAGTACAGCGGGAGAAGAATTCACTAAGTAAATATCGATCCATTTGTAAACCTTTCAATCAGTACAATGACAAGAAACAGTATCATCAAAATCTGGAAACATTGGAAGTTGCATTCTAGATTGTTTCATTACATTTTCATAGCTTGGTCGATCTTTTCGGAATGTATGCTGCCTAGCTACAGCACTACCAATCATTTTTTTCTCTTGCTCAATCCACCAATCCAAAGCTTCGGGAGTTTCTTTTGCAACTAAATCTAATCGATATCGAGACTTCAAAAAACAACCCTGACAATTACCTTGATGTTGAGGAATATCTAAATCAAAAGATTGTTTACTCCAAAAAGACATTACATCAGGCAAGGTGTGCCGAGCATCAAACATAGGTGTTAACGCTGGATTTCTCCTAGTATTTTTCTTTATGTTAGCAACCCTTCTTGGTTCATCGTATCGCAATCCAATAAGTTGATTATGCTTGTGAAACAGTTTACCGTAAACATCTTTCATATATCGATCCAGCAATCTTATTTTTAATTCTACGGTGCAAAACCTAGCAACAGGATTAGGAAGATATTGTCGCTCATCAATAAGAATTCCAAATGGTTCTCCATTCCTTGATGCTTCTTTATGATTAGTTACCTTATATCTTGGATCTATTTTCCTGCCAACATACTCCAGCCAAGTTATATCTATCTTCCATTCTTCAGAACACTTTTGAACAAAATCCAAAGTCTTTGGATGCTCCAGACCTGTGTTACAAAATACAACTTTTATATGATCAGGAAGCCACCCCCCATGTGCATCGAGAACATTAGCCAACATAAATCCAGATGTTCTGCCTCCGCTAAAAGAAATCACAGATGGATCTTTCAAGAAATACTTGTTATCCATTTATTTTCCCCTTTAATTCAGATCGTTTTTTTATTGCTGATTCCAAAGGAATCAAAAAGGTTTTGTTGTTTTTGTTTTCAAGCGGATTCTCATGCTGATCGATATGTTCTGCAATAATTGATGAATCATCCAGGTCGATAACACCTTCCAGCTTGTTTCGCATTAAAAAATATCCAATACGAACCCTGTTAACACCAATGATTTTTGCAGCTTCTCTTGCTGTCACATATGTTTGATCGCCAACTTTAATTGCCATTAGAAACACCTTCCATTTCTCGTCTATTGTTAATTTGTTCTAATACTGCTGCCCTAATCTTTTCGTCAACAAGTTCTCTCTCTTTAACTTTCTCTTGCTTCTTTAAAGTAGCAGCAAGTTTCTTTTCTTTTGCTGTTATCTTTCTTGTTTCTCTCCGCATCATTTTATCTAATACCGAAGACATGGGTACGAGAAAATGAGACTTACTTTTCTTGTTAAACTTTTCCAGTTCAACAGGATCTATCTCAATACCAACTGCTCTGATTGCTTGCATTAAAGGCTTTTGATCACTCATGTCTATTACCCCACGAAATTCGTTTCGGTAAAAATAATGAGCGATTAGCCCTGCCTTTACCCCCATAACCAATTGGGCTTCTGGGCTGGTTAAATACAATTCATCCCCGATGTATACTGGCATAACTATTTACCATCCTTTCTAACTAACTCTTCTGCAATTTCTAAAAGCTTAGAACTATTTGCTGATTGGAATTTAAGAATTGGATACAGACTCATAAGTATAACAATCCGCTCGTTTAGCTTTGTAGTCCATCTCCATCCGCTAGCTTCAATTCCATTGACGGTTACGCTTACACCATCATAAATAGCCTGTTGACATCCTCTAGACTCGATTAACCCTGGGAACAAACCATCTATTGTTTCTGCAACATCTTGGAGAAGATCAGAAACTTTCTTTTTATTAAGCTCGTAAGGTTCATTGCTGTCAACCTTCCTGACAGCTTTAGCCCATTCGCAACAAGCCATACAAGCAGCAAAATTGATGTATGAATCAGGCTTTCGTTTAGCTACTTCAGAATCATCCCAAAGCACAGATAAATTGGCCAAAGCTTCCGAAGCAGCAGCAAACATCTCGTCAGGCATTATTTCAAGACCTGTGAGTTCCCTTGCAATAAAGGATGCTCTTCTAGAACAGGTTTGAACTGCTGCAACTTTTGATATTTTTGCCATTTTCTTGTCCTCTGGGCTTCCGTTCCCCGAATCTTTATTCTTAAACATTATAACCCCTTCTTTCAGTTTTTGGTAAGCTCAATTGC